AACGCCCTGCCCCTGTCGATACGCCGGATCCACTATCGATATTGCGTCGCCGTCCAGGAGTTGCCATATCAGCATGTTCAGGGCCGTCTGGATATCGTACATGATCCAGGGGCCGATGATGTCACCCGCCACGGCATAGCCACCTGGCGAGATATAAGCCGGATCCGCCCAGTCCGTCCAATCGGTGGGGATAGTCGTAACTCGGCGGAACCCAGTATACTCGCCTCCACCACTCACGGCCTTTATCAGGTTGGCGGTCGTCCAAACGGGGATGGTTGTCTCACCGTCATAGTAATCGGCGGCGCGGGGCGTCCCGTCGAGATCGTGGGACTGCACCCAATAATGTAAGGTATCAAAGATCCACTTTTGCAGGTCGGCCCATCCCATCCGACCTGCGGCGTGTGTTAGTGTCTGTGCGATGTCCCCGGCAACCGGCACCGACTTCGCAGCCTCCCCAAGGACCGTCAAGCGCTCGTTCCAGGCTCCGACAAACTCAGTGGCATTGAGGACTCTATTGAAAGGCGTCGTGCCCCAGCCAAGACCTGTTGTTGTCCAACTCATGGGCCAACGAACCTCACATAGTCCCAGACCGCCACGCCGCCGATGATGGTCAGGACTTGATAGTTTGTAACTGAACTTTCGGTGATGGTATGTTTATAGACGCCACCACCAACATCAGTGCCGATGACGACTGTGTTCGCAGCAGGTGTCTTGGCTAGTGTGTCAGTGTGAACACCAGCGTTTAGGAGTGTGTGTGTTTTGACGCCACCGAAAGACAGCCGCACAACAGCCCATTTTAGGCCAGTACCACCCTGGATCAACAGGATCTGAGCAGCTCCTGTGACCCCACTTGTGAGATAATCACGCTCATTGTTAGTGACGTCAGCAAAGTCGTGGTCAGTACTCGTTACATTGATCTTTACCGGGCAGACACCGGCAGCGTAGCCGGAACCCTTTGCTCCACTTAGAATGTCCTGTGCTGCTATCACAAATAATCCGGTGTGAGCGGCCGTTGTCGGAGTTATTCCGGAAATTGCTACACGGCGTTTGAATTCTGGAAGATCAGCTGTGGGGTCAACTATGGCGGCATCAATACCGAGGATTTGACAAGCAGTAATGTTGACACCGCTAGCATTTTCGATAAGAATAGTATGGGAAAGTTCAGTCGGTCCTACTATTACCCCTGCAACATTGTAGTCGTCTTCAGGATGCGGGATGTAACGGAAAATGGTATCGGTACTCGCCTCCGATATTAGTCCGCTGATTACGTCGTCTCCAGTACTCCCAGTATACACCACTATATTGAACAGGTCTGCATTGGCACTGTAATATGCTCCATTCCTGTCGCACTCTCTCAGTGTCAGCGTGTTCCCACCAGTGTACGCCGCTTTCGGTCTACCGAACCGCACGTCAGGATCCTGTGGGGTATGGTAGGTACCCATTGGACCAGACTCAACACCCTTTCCTGTCGGTCTGCCGTGGAAAATCGTATCAAGCAAATCGTTGTAGTCAGTTGCCCTTATTCTACTCTTACCGGCGATTTTTCTAGTTAGCTTAGCCATATCAGAAATAATCTCCGAAAGATCTTTCGAAATCTATCGCCTCGTAAAGCTCATAATCTTCTCCGGTTTCCCCATCAAACAGTTGGTTTTCGTTCCATGTTATAAACTCCGGTTTTCTGGTTTCTCCGAATTCAATGCGACCGGCTCTAATCCCGAAATTCAGAACCACATCAGAGTACCCTTTGGAATTTGTGTGAATTTGTGGGCCTTCAAACAGCCAAGTGTTCGGTGGGAAGGTATACCAGTAGTCGTCGTTGACACAGCAGGAAAAACGGAGAAGGTCGAAGATTTGCGCGCGGCTGAGTAAACCGACTACCAAATTCCGCGAATAATGTACAGTGATGCCAAGCACATCCAATTCTGGCGGAATCTTCTTTTCGTTGAAGTCTTGACGTGCCTTGATAGAACCGATAGAAGTTTCCAGCGAGTCGCTTTGGTATCCGAGAGCTTCTGGATCCGGTATCTCGATGTCTTCGCTTGTTAATCCACTTCCTGGTCCATAATTGACCTCGATCTTAGCATGCTTTACTCCCTCCACAACGTTGAATGGCCGTATAGTTATACCCCTGACTAAACTGTACGGGTCGTCCGGATGCTCTGCCCACAATTTAATGGGACCCGGCGGAGTAGACCCAGGGGTTAGAGCAGCTAAAGCAACCAAGGCACCGTCATACGGACCCTCCAAGTAGCGTACGATCGTTGTCCCGGAATCCGCTGAAAGGGATATTTCTCCGCTTGTGTAGCTTTCAATATATTCCATATTTAGTGTCCCCAGACGGCATTTCCGATATTAGCGATTACTGTGTCTATTGCACGACTGACTTCTTTGGCAATCTCGCTTAACAGATTCTTTGATTCTTCGATGTTTCTTGCCTGTTGTTCCGGTCCCCACTTACCTTTTGTTTCCTGGACTCCCTTTGATTGCATTAACAGCTTCCCACGCATGCCGAAGAAGACCCCACCAGGTGTGACGTACCGCTCACGAGCAAACCTATCGGTAACGGCTTTCAACTTGCGCTCATACTGCAGCGATTTCTTGATTCGTTCTTCTGTATATCCCCATCGCAGAGCCTCAACCCGCACCCAACGGTCAAGTTTGGCCCGTTCGATTTCTTCCTCTGTGTGGTCAAGTTCGTACAGTCTCCAAGCAGAATCAATGTACCACTTTCTAATTTTATTGGCTTCAGTTGTAGCATCCTTTATACTACGTTTCAACCGCTTGTCATCTTCCTCAGCAGACAACCTCGCGGTCTCTGCCAACTGGTCTTGTTCTATTCTTCCAATTGACTGTATTAAAGCGCGGTACCGCAATCCCATCTCATAGCGGTCAGTTTCCAATCTTGCACGCTGTTCACCGAGTTTTTTGTACAACTGGGACTCGTGTCTCAGACTAGCACTACTTTTAGCAAGATCTGTCAGTTTCTCATCATAGTAAGTGCTCCATGCTTCCCTTTCCTTATATATTCCAAGTAACTCCTTATCCGTTGATTCACGTACCATGGAGAGTTCTTTTTCATGTTCCGACATACCGATTCTGGCAAGGTTATAACGAACAGCATGTAACCTTTCGGCGAACAGGAGCTTTTTCTTATCGAGTTCTAATGTCACCTTTTCAAAGCGTGTTTCAGCGTCCACTGCCATCAACCGGTCTTGTTCATATTTCAGCGCGGTTTTCAATGCTTGTACGCGGGTATTCAGGTAAACTCCCTCGGATGCGTAACCGGCTAATATGGCATCAATTCTAGCCTTTGATACATCTGTTGTTTCTTCGTATCCTCTCATTCCTTTGAAAGCCAATTTTTTCTCTTCAATAGCTTCAGCACGGAGCTCAACCTCTTTGAGAAGGCGAAGTAATTGCTCCACTCTTGTTGTTGCCTTTGGTCCGGCCTGCAATTCCCCGAGTTCCCTCATAGCATTGGCCGCTTTTTCCATGTGTTTGCCGGTTTCCTCTGTTACTTCTTCAAGTTTCCTCATTATCACCATTTGCTTGTTTGCATACCAGCCGATGGCAGCAAGCCCGATGACAAGAACAGCAAGGGTGGCTGAAAGTGCAACAGTGGCGATTTTTGCGATAGTGGCTGCTGCTGCTACACCTTTCCAAGCAATAGCTATCTTTGTGAGCAGTGCAGAGATACCCAACTTGGCAAGAGTCCAACCAAGAATTTTCCACCCAGCCGCAAAGCCAACTAGCACAAGAGTGATTGACGTAATCCATCCTATTATTGACTTTGTTCTTTCTGGCAAAACTGTTACGCCCTTGGCAAACATCTCAGTACCTTCGAGCGCAGCCTTGACAGCTGGCAGATAACTTTCTCCGATTTCTCTTGACAAAGCGCCAATAGACTTTGTCAACTGCATAACCCTGAATTGCGCTGTGTCTTGTACTATTGCCAACTTTTCCGTTGTTAGTCCGGCTCTTTCCTGCATATACGTCAAGTCTGACAGATAGCCCTCGTAGTTCTTTATCAGGGCTGCTACTGCGCGGTACCCACGGATAGTTGGAACAATTTGTCCGAGCTGCTCAGCAGTCGCATTTTTGAGGAGTTCTAGTACTCCGGTAAGACCGAGCACTTGCAGTGTCTGCTGGTTCATCTGCATGCCGAGATTCCTACCGGCTTCTTCCGTCGATCTGAGCGGACGCATAAAGGCACGGAGTAATCCAACCAGCGCCGTCATAGCTCGCGGTGCCCTCATTCCGGTACGAGTGATCGTTGAAATGGCAGCGCCAAGTTCCTCAAGACGTATTCCAGCCATGCCTGCAGACGGAGCAATAATACCGACAACTGGAGCCAGTTCATCCATCGTGACTTTGCCGCGGCGAACGACAGCCCATAACCAGTCAGATATGTCGCCGGCACGAGTAGCCGCCATAGCGTAACTATTCAGCATCGTCGTAATGGCATCACCAGCAATTTGAACCGATGTGAAGCCGGAGACTGCTAGCTTACTGGCTTGTGTGAGTACATATAGCGACGTTCCCACCGGAACCATGGCTGACAGTACATCGTAAAGGGCCCGTGACATTACTTTGGTAGATTGGGCAAAGTCAACAGACAGCTGTTTGACCCTGTCTGACAGCTCCCTCATAAGTATTAGTTCTTTACGCTCTAGTAAGGTTGCCACCATGGCCATCTGGTATTCAAACATGGCCGCTGCCGTTGTCGTAGCAGTGATAGCTGTGACCAATCCAGAAAAAGCAGCAATCCCAGCCGCTTGTATCGCGGTCATCACCTTCGGGTTTTCTTTGATGAGCTTGTGTAGTGAATCCCACTTTTGTCGGAAGACTGTGTCTTTGAGGCCTACCTCGATGTAGACTCCACCGATTTTTTTGTCTCCGCCTTCAGCCATTAGCTTTCCTTAAAGGTTACTCCGGCCATTTTAGCAGCCAGTCGTAGGTCGTCGACGGTTTGTACCCTAACTGCCTGTCCACCAGTAAACAGGTGCCCACCTGACGGCGTGCCGGAATAATCTGCTGGTTCTAACAATCTTTCAACCTCAGCAATTTTCCAGACAAACAACTTTGCCTGGTAAAGCGACAGTTTTCCGACATCTTCGACACTCATTCTGTAATACTTAATTAGTAGAGGAACTGATTGGTCCCATGTCAGCTCTCTGGCTTTTGGGTCGCCTCCTCTACTGCTAAAGGGTTTTCAACACCGGTTGGGTAGTTGAGCTGATCGAGGAGTGTGATCACCTCACTGATATTGGTAATTGTTACCAGACTGCACACTTCTTCTTCTGTAACTCCGGTGTTCAACTTGGAGACTGCACGCAGCAAGAAGAAACGCACGCCGAGGAGAGAACGCGACATTTCCATTTTCTCTTCGTCCGAGAAGACGTGTGCAAATAGCTCGACAATGGTGTTCTTGACTAACTCGGAGTCGAGATTAGCTTTCGCTGCACACTTCAGGAAGTCGTCCACTCGCTTAGCTTTGATATGCTCTTCGAAGTCGGCCATATCGTTGAGGTTTGTGCGCTGAGCCTGTAACTTTCTGCCACCAATCGTGATTTCACGCGAGGAGGCGAGTATCTCCGACAGTTGTGTTCTACCGGAAACGGTGTTTTCTGCAGCGTTGCCCATTTTCTGTAATCCTTTCTGTTAGATCGCGCCAATTGTCAGGTCGTCCGTGCCACGGAAGTTGACCGTGCAGGCACCGAGGCCGCCGACAGGAGCAGACGGGTTAATCGACAGGCAAAAAGCGTTGCCCTTGAAACCGAACCCGGTAGCAACCACGAGTTCCAACGAGGTCGCGGCGGCACCAGGAGCCGGTAGGGCTGCCGTGTCATCGAGATGCACGGTCATCGACCCGCTCCAATTCTTGAGACCCCCCCTGTATGAACGCCAACCGGTAGAGGCGAAGGTGGTTTTGTCCAACTCATCAGCCTCTACAGTCAGCGACCATTCGTGTGCGTTGACGACGGCGTTCGCATGGCCGCCTGCCCATGACACACTCGCATCGTACCCAGCAAATTCTGTCATTTTCTTTCTCCGTTAAATGTTCGTTGTTACTTTTCCTAAAACCAAACGGTAATTAGTTACGATGTGCCAAACACCGTCGTCTTCCCTGATTGGATGGACTCTTGTTCGCATGCACATGTAACTGTTGTATTCTTCGCCTGCAAACTCCAACGTTACATTGTCGTAGGCAGCGTGGACCTCTTCCAGAATTTCGCTGGATTCTGAAATGTCCTCACTCTTGGAATAAACATTGATGCTTAGTGTCAGGTTCTCAATCTCAGATACGCCGCAGAAAGTGTACTCAACCGGTCCACTGATCAAATCGACGACAATGAACGGGAACACAGCAGTTTTCTGCGGTGCAAGACTGAGGTAAACTCCAGTAACCCTGTTCATTAGGTCCGGAGCGCTCTTCGCCACATTTCCAATAGCCTCAATTATTGCTTTCAGATTCATGTTTTCTCAATCAACGTACGGCTTGCCAAGTAGGCGAATGATAGTCGGCATGGCACCGTAGGTAGTTTTCCAGAAAATTGGACGAGCAGCCATGTTAACGGTGCCGTCTTCAAGACAAGAGGCATAAAGACAGGTAGAACCAACAAAAATCCTTGGGTACCCGTTTGGAGCATCAATCCAGTGTATGCTCTCTATGAGTTCTCCTGTGCGATACCGCGGTGGTTCCCCTGCGCGTGATGCTGGAGGATAAGCCAGACTAATCTCCACTTTTATCGCGTTTACCAAAAAATCTCCAGCTGCCCTGAGTCTCTGGTTGAGCTCAAGTAGCGTCTTGTTGACGAATTCTTTGATCTGCAGAGACATGTAATAATTGAAGTTCATTTCAAATGCCATTCTGGTCTATCTCCTCAAGTCTCAGTACTGCTCGTATTCCGGCTTCGTCGACGTCACGAATTCCGGTGATACTGAGATAGCGGGAACCAAACACCACTCTGCAAGTGGCATCTACACCTGAAAGTCTCTTTGGGTCGCAGTACATCTTGTGTGTGGTAGTCTCTGTTGTTTGGGCAGCTCTTATCTCCTCGAAGGAAGTCAGTGGACGGATACGACAATGCAAACGACGCACGACTCTCGTCCAAGTAACTACCGGAGTCAAGTAGTCCCCTGGAGCCCGTGTTGGCTTCTCAATATCAACCGTATGGATATAGAGGCCGGATGGGTCCATTACCCTTTACCTTTCCCGAAGCTTCTTATCT